TCGTGTCGGCGTTGGTGTTTTTGCTGCAATACAGTTCCCCACCTTTCGCCTGCGCGGCCATTTTCATCATCACGCAAAATGCGAGTTTGATTTTCGCTAGCGTGTGGCCTTGGTTTTTCTGTATCCACTCATCGTCATGCCAGGCTTTCGCCACAAGTTGCGCGGTGTTGCCAGTTGGCGAGGAGCCAGAGAATTGCCAAATGACCCGACGGGATTTGATACCGTCGCCGATGATCACTTGCATCGGTGCTGTTTTGTGCAACGGAATATCGATGGCGATGATCGTGGCAGCCAACTGAGGATCGCTGATTTCCGATGTGACGTGTGCTATTGCAGCTCCGCGGATGGAGCTTAAAGGTGTATTCATTTCGTTGTTTGTAATTAAGCTGTCAGGGTCGGCGAGTATTCGGCTTCAAATGACACTTTGCGGTAGTCTTCATTCGACTGACCAGATTTGACGCTCATAATGATGGTCAGGCCTGCGCTAATTGATCCAACAAGATGATCTGTCGGCACCGTGATCAAAGTAACGACCGCGGAGATCGTGCCAGCAAAAGGTGAGCTAGCTGGGATGCTGCCTCCAATGGAAATTTTGCATGACTCATCGAAAAAAGTAATCCCGGTTCTGTCTCCGCTGATGTTTTTGATCATCTTGTTTTCGCTCTGGTAATCCCAGTCAACTGAATCCGTGATGATTCCAGTCTGTTGAGCTGGAATGCCAAAAACGCCATTTGTCGCACCTAATTGAGTCGCCATGATATTATTGCCGCGGTGTCAAATTTTAGGTTGTCTGAAAAACTATGTCGCAATCGAATGAGCATTCCAGGCTGTCATTTTCCCATTGCGGTATGCCGCCATTATTGGCAAAATAATCAATGAAAATTCCGTTTAGTTCGGCATTCATTAGGGTTTTGAAATTAGCCGCAAGAATTGTTTCCAGCTCGTTTGTGATGTCGTTGATTTGATCCACCGTCAACGTATCGCCGCTGTGCGCCCGTAGCTTAATTTCTACCGTTCCGCGGTATGCTTTTGTCAAAGTAAATGAAATGCGCTCACTGGTCATTGTGACGCCGATAAATGGCAATTCAATTTCTTCAAATTGCTGCGCGTCCACGGTTGGAATTGCTGAGATTTGTGAATTTAGTATATTCACAATTGCGGTTTTAATTGTCTGCGTTGTCATTGTAGTTTTTTCAATCTTGCTTTGATTATTGTGATTGTCCGCTTGTAGCCATCGGCAATTGCGCGTTGCACGGCTTGCCCATTAGTTCCGGCTTTGCTGTATGCGTAATCAACTTTGTTCGTCAGAAAAATTGTTGAATTGAGTCCGCCTTTTCGGATAAATGCCGATGACCCTTTGTTGGAGTTTACATGCCGGCGGATCCACGGCGCAACGCCTTTTATGCGCTTAGAAATTCCCTTTGCGGTTTTAAGCAATGGTGAATCGATGCTTTCTCCCGCCGCGATCCATCCAGCCTTTGCAATTCCGGCATTTGCCTGTTTTTTCTTGGCTTCAGTTAAAACTTCCGGCCTGACAAATGGTTTCCTTTTTGGCTGTATTTTGTCAGGAGCGCGCACGGTCACTGCCCCATTTTTGTTTCTGTATCGTGCATGCACATCACTGACCTCGCCTGGCGCGCCTTTGTATGTCGCGTATCTTGCCGCCTTGCTGACTTGCTTGAGGATGTTAAGCTCAAATTTGTCGCCTTGTTTTTTGCTCAATCCCCAAGGCTGCACTTTACTTGCTAACTCCTTTGCTACCGATTGGCCGATGATCGCCACGGTTTCAGCAACGGCAATTCCCGACCTAGAAGCGAAGTTTCTCAATTCTGATTCCAGCTTTCTACGTTGCGCCAGCGATATTCTGACCTCAATCATTTTTCGTTTATATCCGATAGCGTAAAATTGATTCCGATAGTTCCAACGTCCACGCTTGTGATGCGGTATGCAGTGCCGTCAATTGTGCATCGCTTGTTGAGCATCAGAAGCGGCGTGGTGACGTTTGCTGGCTGCGCCGTGACCGTTCCCCTTATTTGCGGTTCAAGGCCGCCAAATTCGCCGTCCACGCTCTTGCTGAAAAGATTGTTTACTACGTCAAATGTCTGACCATTGCAGACCATAGAAACGATTCCCATGGCCGTATCGCATTCGTCATTGTGCGACAACATGAAATCATCAACAAGGCTCATGCCTTTTGCGTGGTGTCAACAAAAAGCCCCGCACCGTTTCCAGTGCGAGGCCAGTATGACACAAACAAGAATTAGCCCAACAAAATTGCAGCGTGGGCAGGTTTTGCGGCGACCCAGCCCCAGAGAGCATGGATACGATACAGAACCATGCCGTCACCAGGATAAACGCGAAGGTCAAAGCTGATTCCGGTCCGCGGGTCGGTGATGATCTCGTTGTCGATTGCCAGGTCACCTTGTGCGGGGAACATTGGCAGGCGAGTAGCAAGAACCAAAGCGTCCGAGCTGAATGCAATGTTGCGCGCGCTCGTCGCGTTGACGGTCACTGCGGCATTGTCAGCGACTGCGGCGACAAGTCCCGGAGTGTTGATAACAACTACGTTAGAAGCAAGCGCGGTAGCAACTACGTATTTGTTTGATCCAATTGTGATGATGTCGCCAGCAAGGATGGTGCCGGTGCCGGTGTCAAGCGTTAGCGATGTGGATCCGATGGCGTATCCTGAAGCATTGTTGATCAGGTAGCCCGATCCTGTTCCGGCTGTAGCATCATTGATCTGCGCCGATTCACGAACGCTGAATCCTTGCAGGTTCAGAAGTTCACCATCGCGCAGCGTCATGGTAGCACCGGCTTCGTTGGCTTTGGTCAATTGACCAAGCGTGCGAAGTGCAGCTCCGGCGCTTGTGTTGATCACAAGTGAGCGGCTCGATGTAGGAGCGCCGTTGTCATCGAGGATCTTGCGCACTTGCGCGGAGTCTCCGAGGTTTGATGCAAATGGAGTAGTGGCAGAGGTTCCAAATGCACGGGACGCGCCGAGAGCCAAAGCATCGCAAACATCGTTCTCCATCTCGTTGACCAGAGCGCGGAACGCTTGTGCAATTTGATTTTGCTCGATGGTCAAAAAGCCCGGGCCTTGATCCATTGCGTAGATTTCTTCACCAGTCCAAGAAAAACCGGCAAATTTGTTTTTGCTGAGAGTCAAAGCGGCATTGCCAACAGTTTGATCAATCGCACTAGGAACGGCCATTGAGGGCGTATAGGTCGTGGTCGTGTTGGTTGGAGCTTGAGGAATGCGCAGCGTTTGGTTCGATGCAATCCGATCAGCCTTAGCGTCGCGAGTTACGCCGGGCAATGCGCCGACAAGTTCGCGGGAAACTACGTCCAGAGCGGCGTAGACATTAGGAATCAAGTTGGTAAGGGTGTTCGCCATGATGTTTAGTTTTCAGTAGAAGTCCCGCCATTAGCGCGGAAAAGTTGTTGTTGTTCGGGTGTTAGTTTTAAAAGTTCTGCAATCGGCATGATTAGAATTTGATCTAGTGTTTTTTGCACATTTTCAGATTCATCATCAGGTTCAAGTTGTTGAATTTTTTTTGGTCTTGCCATAAAAGCGTTAGACAATTTTGCCGCCGTTTTTGCAGAAATCAGATTTTTGCTTAGCGTTAAGTTGGTTAAATTCTGCGCGGGTTTTGGTGTTGGTTGATTCCGATTCGTTTGGATCAACTTCGAGCGGAGCAAGTCCGGCTTGTGCGGCAATCTCAAGCGCCTTGATATTCGCGCACTCTTGCGCTGCGGTGACAGCGCTTTCAAGTTCTGTGATCTTTTCTTTCGATGCTGTCAGCTCACTTGTTGCCGTGTCGCGCTCTGCGGAAAGTTCAGTGATCTTGCTTTCAAATTCTGCAACTATGCTTTTCGCTTCCGTCAATTCACTGATTGCAGTTGCTAAGTAGTTTTGAGATTCAACAAGTTGCGCTGAAATTTCAGTAACTTGATTTTCGGTTTCGGCAAGAATCGCTTCCAAGCCTGTAACCTTTTCAACAAGTGCTGCGTCCGGTCTGAATTTGTCGAGAATGCTCATCACATTTCTTTTCGTGTCAAAAATTTCATCTGCAAATCCCATCTCGACTGCTTGTTTTGCGCTCATCCAAGTTTCGGATTTCATCATTTTCCGTATCTTGTATTTTTCCATGCCGGTTTTTTCTGAATAGATTTCGGCAATGTCATCACTTATTTCTTCAAGCAATGCCGCATAGCGCGCCAGATCCTCTGAGTCGCCTTGCATTCCGCCGCTCGCTTCGTGAATCATGATTTTGCCGTTGCTTGCAATTTCAACCTTGTCGGCACCCATCGCAATGACGCTTCCCATCGATGCCGCAAGCGTGTTGATTCTCGCCGTTACATAAACACCGCGTTTGCGTAGTGATTTTAGCTCGTTGTAAATCCTGCCGCCCTCAAATACGCTGCCGCCGCTTGTGTGGATTTCAATTTCGAGAGTATCAACTGCATTTTCAGCGCAAGCAACAATCTCGCCAAATGCGTAGTGGTTTTCTACGGCTTTCATGCCATATACTTTCGTGATTTCCTCAATCACTTTGTCCACGCTGATTTTATCAACATGGTCGTTGAGCTTCACCTTTGCTGCTTTGTTTTCGATGGTAATCATGTTTTCAAGTTGTTTTAATTGTTGATTTGTCCATGCCTTGCCGGGATCGCCGCCCCATAACGCCCACGCGATTCGCCCGGCTGATGGATATCCTTTTTCGCCTTGCCTAAATCCTTCTGCGTTCTTATCAACTTCATGCCGGGCAAAGTAACTCGCCATTCTGCGTATCGTATCAGTGGATAGATTTACTCGATTGCTAATATCACGCGCCCTAGCAACTCCAACAGCGGTCCCCCCTCGGTTGTATTCTGCACGCCAAGCCAATCCTTGACGCGCTTCATCTGCCATTTCTGCCGTTGGTTTCATTATGCTTCGACGGCTGCGACCATAACCAAGACTGATGCGGTGTTTGCTTTTGCGTAAAGAGTTGCCGATGATGGCGTAAATAGACATGAGAGACCGGCTAGCAATTTGATTTTGAACACGGTCAATCCAGAGTCACCGCCGAGCTCGATAAAGTTAGTTGCATCGAGGTTTTTTATCATGACCTGCTGCGGCGCGCCTGTGATGTCTCCAAAAACTACAAGCTCAGCGGTCGTGCCGATGTTCTGCGTGTTTTGCATCATGTCGTCACCAGTCATGGTTGCGACCATGTTTGACGATTGATTGATGATTGCGCCGTTTTTCACGGCTTTCAAACTGCATGCAAATGTTACTTCGTTCGCCATATTATTGTGGTGGTGGTTGCTGTGTTTCGTTTGGTGTCAACATTGCCATTTCTCGATCTTCAATTCTGATTCCGAGGTTTGATTCGTTGACTGCTTTTTGTTTTGTTTTTTGTTCAATTAAATAAGCTATGCGCTCGTTTAGGTGTTCATCAGTAGATTTTCCAAGATAGCCAAGCACATCCTGAGGATTTAAAAATCCGCTTTTCCACATTTCGATGAGTTCTTTTGAAACTCGACCGTCGTCGATTGTGATTTTTTTAGGATAGGTAAATTTCCATTTATACCAATTCTCAGCAATTGGCAGCCGGCCAAGATTGACAAATTTTGCCGTAACGTAATTGATGATCCGGTTTGCGGCGTATTCCAGCAGGTCTTGCCGATCTTCGACCGCACGTTGCGCCCTTCCGAGATCCGCGCGCTCAGCGGTTCCTTGCCCGGTTGCGTGCCATACCATCGAATATGGCCAGTTGATACCGGCCAGAGCTTTGCGGTAAATCCGATTCTGAAACGATTCCCACATATCGCCAGGCCGATCGTTTTTGATTGTTTCTAGTTTGCCGCCGCTTTTTGCTGCGAAATACTTAACCTGACCGCCTTGATACGTTTCGGTTATGATGCCGCGCTCTGGGGTCGTCGCGTCGCCATTGATCACGTTTTGGTTGTCATCGATGTCGGGCAGTCCGGTTTCGTTTGTCTCAATCATCGCGATGGATGAAAGCATGAGCTGCGCATACCTCTCCCATTCGTGCGATTGCAAGGAGTCGCGCAGGTCGTTCAGCGCGTGCGTAAATGCTGGCAATCCTCGGCCTTGCTCTTGCCATGACGGATCGAAAATGTGAATTACATTTTGCGAATCCAAGTATTGCAACAACTCGCCTCTTTGATCGTTGAAACAATAAGCCAATGGGGCGCCGTTCGAATAAATGATTCCATCAATTAGGTTTTTTCCTTTGTGCGTTCCGCTTGTAATCTTTCCATCAGGCATGCCGTTTGGGTTGGCAATTCGATGGCTGGGTATTTGCTGAATCTTAGGATAATCGTTATCGGTTTTGGTAAGCAAAATAAATGCTTCGCCGTCCCGATCCACCGCGCAAGACGTTGTGTAAAGGTTTGTTTGAAACGTGTTTTGACCGCCTCGGACGTCGCAGATTTTATACCATTCATCATTGATTAGATTTTCAGCTTGTCTGGCAAATTCTCGATCTGTCGATTTTGATTGCGCCTGCCATGAGCGTCCAACTGAATACATGGCCTTCTGCTGAATCGCCCCAAGCAAAATTCCTTCGTTCAAGTATAGCCTGCGTGAAAATGAAACAAGCGTTTTTCTATCGCGCGCCGGCACAAGTTCACCGATGTCACGCATTGGCGTAGGCTGCCACGGCCTCGATGTCGTCTGCGTGATCGCTCCTTGCGCTTGTTTGTAACTATTCCCGAATTGATCAACAATCATAGTTTTGCATGGTTCCTATTGTTTTTGACGCTGGCCTGATTCCTAGTCTTATCCAGTTAATCGCCGTGTTTAGGATCGTGATGCGTGTTGTTTCGGGCATTGAAACAAGGACGGAATAGCTGATTCCGTTTTTTTGTGAATTGGTCAGGGTGTTGCCGCCGCCCTTGGAAAGCATGCCAGTTAGGGCAGCGGTTCTTGCATCGACAAGCGCGCCCAAGATTGTTGGATCGTCTTGCGCTGCGTCATAATACGCCTGAATCAGCGTTTTAGGCGATACATCCATGCAAGATGTCCCGTGTCAAATATCATTCATCTGTATCGTGCTGCGTCCCGATTATGCCAAGCATTGAAGCCAGAACGGTCTGCATGGCTTCGCAGTCGGTGGCGTGGTTGTCGTTGTGCTTTTTTTTCCAAACTGCCGTCTTGCCCTCACCGCGTCTGACTTCTGCATCAATCTGCCGCAAGTATTCACGGCCGGCATCTTCTGGAATTTCCCAGCTGACTCCTTTTTGGTTTCTGAGCTGAAACAGAATGTCTTTGTGCGCCAGGTTCGACCAAAAACAAACCATCGTCTTTTTTCCGTCCGATGCTGTTACGTTTTGATAGCGAGAATACGATTTGTAAATCGGCTTGCCCGATTTTGAAGGATGTGGGTAATTGTCGCGCTGGTCGCCTCGCAATGCAAGCCAGCCGTATTGAGCGCAGCGTTTGTAAACTTCGTCCTTTTGATAGCCGCAGTCAATTTGCGTTTTGCGGTTTTCGACTTTGTATTTTTCTTGAATTACTTTCACTCGCTCCCATGTGTCGATCTTCCCAAACCACAACATACGGCTGCTTCCGTCGTTTGACCATGCCCGAATGACCGCCCAGAAGTGATCTTGCTGGCGGTCGATTGTCATGAATCGATGCGCTTCGTCCTCCCATTTCTCTCCGTCATCGAATTCGGTCAGGCTGTATCCGCTGCCGGTCAGGATCGCGCGGTTGTCCTCCTGCTCATCGCTCCAGAAATCGGCCAATCGTTTTTGAATAAACTGCCGCAACAAATCCAGATTGCCCCGGTTGACTTCGTCCATTGCCTCGCAACGCTCGATCACGAGTCGCCAGAGTGGGAGCCGCCAGTTTGCCAGTGCGCTGTAGTGGTAGCCTTTTGAATCCGGCATGCCATCGGTCTGTTGAATGTATTTTCCAGCCGTCGCAAGTTGGCGTCGAACCTGCGGCTTGTCCTCGATGTGATGTTCACAATCGGAGTTTGCGCACTTAATCCGCGCAGATTGCGCCATTGAGATGCGGTCCGTGATCGTCTCATCATAAACCACGTTCTCCCATCGCCAGCCCTGCCATGTATGACATGCCGGGCATTCATAGCTAAACTCATGCTGTGAAGTTGCCGCCCATTTCTTGTGCCAATCGTCGCCAACGTAGCCACCCTGACTGAGCAAGTAAAACTGCCGGTTCCAGCGGTCGTGAAGTCGCCCTTGCGCCTCTCGGATCATGCCCTTGTCCCATGTCCAGACCTCATCACAAAGAACGCGGCGCATGGATTTCGCTTGTAGTCCGCTGATGTTCGCACCTGTCAGA